TTCGCCAGCAACTTCCTAGCCTCTTGTTTGACATATCAGTAAACTCGTGTTACCCAATATTTTGCACCATTCAACACACTTATGGTATAATATTAAACATCTATGTCCTTCAATATTGAAGTCGTTAAAAAAGTCCCCGTCAAAGTTACAGTTCAAATCTCCAATGAGCAGGAAAAGTTCTGCCAACTATTTGCTCGTGACCTTAAACTTGCAGGTAGACCTTTTGAATGTTTTATGAAAGTCTACAAAAATGATCTAGAACCTCATCAAACGCCAGATTTTGTAAAAAAACAAGTAAAAGAACTTCTAACTCAAGACAACATTATTCAGCGAGTTAATCAACTTTTAGAGGAAGATGGCTTCAACGACCAGAATGTCGATAAACAACATTTATTCCTAATCAACCAACATGCAGACTTCTCAACTAAGATGAAAGGTATCGAGCATTACAATAAACTTAAGAAGCGAACCAACGATGCGCCAATTATTTTTATTCCTAAACCAATAATGGATTGGGATGACGAGCTTACACAGCCTACTCAAATAGCCAAAGAAGATGTTAAAATATTAGAATAATGGCTTTCTTTAAAACTACAGCGACGAAAAAAGTGTTAAAGGCAATGAAACCTGTCGGTGAAATTTTTCCTACTCGTATACTTGGTGTGCCGGGAGGAACATCTGCTTCAAAGACTGTTTCAGTTATTATGTTTCTTATAATGTTAGCGCAGAAGGACACCACGCCCACACTTACTTCAATTGTTTCGGAATCTGTCCCGCATCTTAAACGAGGAGCAATCCGGGATTTTGTAAACATTATGACTGCGCAAGGATATTTTAAACAAGATAATTGGAATGCAACTGATAGCATCTACACATTTGAAAATAAGTCTAAACTAGAGTTTTTCTCAAGTGACAATGGTGATAAGCTTCGAGGTGCCAGACGTGATCGCTTATTCATCAACGAGGCGAACAATGTGACTTTTGATGCGTTTGAACAACTCGAGGTGCGAACGAAGCAGTTTGTGATACTTGATTGGAACCCAACAAGTGAATTTTGGTATTACACGGAGGTTAAAAAGAACAGGACGGATTGGCAAGAACTCACTCTTACCTATAAGGATAATGAAGCTCTGGATCAACGGATAGTGGAATCCATAGAACAGCGTAAAGGGCGTAAGGGTTGGTGGACAGTGTATGGTCTTGGAGAGCTGGGAGAGGTAGAAGGTAAGATTTATAAGGATTGGGTTATTATCCCAGAAATCCCTCATGAAGCGCGATTAGAAAGGTATGGTATTGACTTCGGGTATTCGAACGATGCCACAGCCGTTGTTGCAATTTATCGATATAATCAAGGTTTTATATTGGACGAAATAGCTTTTCAGAAAGAATTATCTAATAAACAAATTGCGGATACTCTTCTTAATTATCCACAGGTGCTTACTATTGCTGACAGCGCCGAACCGAAGTCAATAGCGGAGATAGCATCTTATGGAATAAATATTATTGGGGCGGAAAAAGGCAAAGACAGTGTAGCCAATGGTATACAAATTGTTCAAGATGAACGAATTAGTATCACTAAAAATTCTTTAAATATAATTAAGGAATATCGAAATTATCTTTGGAGAACGGATAAGGATGGCAAGATACTCAATGTGCCAGAGCAGGGGTTTGATCACACTATGGATGCGATACGTTATGGAATCACCTCACTTAAAAGGCCAAATGTTAATACTGTTTACATTCATCGACCCAAATCAGCAGGATTCAAGCGTTACTAATTTGCACATACTTATAAGCTGTGCTAATATAATAAATATAAAAGTAACTTTAAATAAAAAATGTCAAAGACAACACAAACATTGCGGGGTAAAAAAGTTTTAGAAGCATTGAGGGCGGGGGTGGAAGCAATCGCTGAGCCGGTTGCAGATACTTTTGGACCGGAAGCAGGGACTACACTCATGTATCGAACTTATAATCGAGGGCCGAGGAATGTTGATGATGGTTTTTATACTGCGGAAGTGATTATTCCTAAGGATCCATTTGTGCGTCTTGTTGCGGAATATTTTAAAGAGGCGACCATGAGAACTAATCGTAAAGTTGGGGATGGAACTAGTGCCACTACAATCGTTGGTAGCGCTCTATTTAAAGACCAGTACCCGAAATTAGCACCGAAAATGGAAGGTTTTTCAAATAAAAAAGCAAATGCAGGAGTGGGGAGGTTTGCTTTGCGTCGGGAGATATTGAAGGAGGCTGATATTGTTAAAGAACAAATAAAAGCATTAGCTAAGCCGATTAAGGATTTAAAAGAATTAGAAAAGATTTCAGCTATTTCTTTAGGACAGTCAAATGATTTATCAAAAACAATAGCGAAATTGGCGTGGGATGTTGGGATAGATGGATTTATTGACGTGGTGGAGGGTTACAAAGGAGAAGTGGAAACAGAAAGAATTGAGGGATTACGTTTTAAAGCAAAGATTGCAGATAAGGCTTTTATTACCAATAAGGAAGCTTTTAAAATGGAGGTGGAGGATTGTCCAGTGTTTATTACTAATCATAAATTAGATAATCCAGAAGTGGTTAGATATCTTGTGGAAAAGGTTTATACCAATACTTCTAAACTTATTTTTATTGCCCCGGATTTTTCTACCTTAGTTTTAACACAAATGGCACTATCGTTTAAAGGGGGGTTGCAATTATGGCCAGTGAAGGTGCCGTCTCTTCGAACGGAACAGTTAGAGGATATGGCGATATTTATGGGAGCTAAAATTGTGGATAAAAATAAAGGACAAAGACTGGAAACGGTGAGTGGGACTGAACTTGGGAGGTTGGCCAAATTGATTGTTTATGATGTTGAGGTTTCGGAAGATGCGGTAGCTTTAGGTGGTTTGGGAGAGAAATCGAAAGAGTTACAGGAGAGAATAAAGACACTTAAAGGGCAAGTTGTTGAAACAAAGGAACATCAGTTTAAATTATTACTTGAACGACGTATCGCTTCTCTTGCTTCTTCTGGGGGTACTATTCGGGTAGGTTCGCCAACAGACGCGGAGTCTTTACCTTTAAAGTTAAAAGTGGAAGATGTGGTGGGAGCGTGTCGAGCAGCACTTCGTTCCGGGCATGTTAAAGGGGGAGGGCTTTGTCTCAAAGAGATTGCGGACAAATTGCCAGATGGACATATTCTTAAACACGCCTTATTTGCGCCTTATGAGCAGATACAAACTAATTCAGGAGGTATTGCTATAGGAAAGGATGTCATTGATCCTGCGGATGCTGTGTATTATACAGTGGAATATGCGACATCTGTGGTCGCCAATCTTATAACTATTAAGACATTGGTAGTTGAGGAATCAGAAATACAGCTAGGTGAGGGTGAAATGGCTATGGCCAAATCGTTGCAAAAGGCAGTGTTTTATTGGGCAAAAGAAAAGAATATTTTAAGCGAAAATGAGAAGATTGCGGAGATGGATTCGATGGGTGGTCTTAATTTTGACGAGAAGTTATCGCTTGATAATGGATAGTATGGTATAATTAATCCATATCAATTAACTTAAACTACAATGAATGGAGCAGCAGCAAAAAATTTAGCGATGTTACTTGCAACGAAAACTTACCGAGGAATTAATAGTATTGGGCGTGCTATTAGAAAAGTTCCAAGTAGAATGATAGATAAAATGGAGAAGGTTCACAAAATGAAGGAAGAAAGAAATTATCTTAAGGGTATGGTTTTTGCTGCCCTATTCGCAGCGTTAACAGCAGCTGTTTCTCCTATAAAAATCCCACTAGGATTTACACCTGTCCCTATTACCCTACAAACCGTAATGGTTTTAGTATCGGGGGCATTACTTGGTGCTAATTTAGGAGCGTTAGCTCAATTCTTGTACATCTTAGTTGGT